GCTATTGATATTGATGATGTGTATAGCAAAGCTTCTAACGCTGACTTTTTTAATTATATTAAAAATAAATTAGAATTTGATCAGCTTATATGGGAGTTTGGAAATGATGAAAATCCAGACTGGGTTCACGTTAGTTATAATTTAGGTAAAAATAGAATGCGTATACTTAAAGCTATTAAAGAAAACGGTAGAACAAAATATATAAACATTACAAATGAATGATCCAATTACTTCAAGAGTGCAAAAAGCACCTTTAATGAAAAAATCAAAGCCACCAGCGCCTTCTAAAAAGAAAAGCTTAGGTTATTACAATAAAGCCAACCCAACAGGCACAGGGGCAGCGGCAGGTGGAGGTATGACAGCAAAAGGTACTGCGAAATACAGAAAAGACAATCCTGGAAGTAAATTAAAAACAGCGGTTACAACACCGCCTAGTAAATTAAAACCTGGTAGTAAAGCTGCCAAACGAAGAAAATCATTTTGTGCGAGATCAAAAAGCTGGGACTCAGAGAGAGGTAGAGCAGCTCGTAGAAGATGGAACTGTTAACTTAAATTTTATATTATGAATACAATTACAATTACCCTGGCTGTATTAGTCACACTATCAATTTTATTAAACTTTTACTTGATATATCTTTATACTGGTAAAATAAAAGATGCAGATCGCGATATGATTGCTGATGCTGCAGAAGAAGCCGCTGCAGAGATTAAAAAAAGAGCTAAAACTGTTGTTAAAGAAATTAATGATGTTGGCGCTGCTGTAAAAGAAGTTGGAAATCAGATTGGAGATCTCCCAAGTGCTGTAGCCGGAAAAACAAGAGCAGGACGTAAACCTAAGAAATAATGGCTGATAAGAAAAAATTTAAAGACACAGCTGTCGGACAATTTTTACTTAACAAAATTCCAAATGTTGTAGGAGCTATAGCGGGCGATACACCTGTGGGTTCTGTTATACAAGCTATAATTGGAGGGTCTGATATGTCAGATTCTGATAAAGAAATTGCTCTTGAAAAATTAAAAATGGAAAGAGCTGAAATAGACGGTGTAACAAAACGCTGGGTTGCTGATGCAAGATCAGGAAGTTGGCTTGCATCTAATGTAAGGCCATTAGTGTTAGTTTTTTTAACAATATCATATGTTGTTGGATGGTATTTAGGATATTCATTAGACAATATAACCTCATTATTAACAATAGTAATCGGAGGCTATTTCGGATCTCGTGGAGTGGAAAAAGTCTTTGGAAATAGTAAACATAAATAACAAATAAAATGGAAATTAAATTAAATGAATTACAATTGCAGCGAATTAATCAAGTATTAAATGAATTACCTATTCGCGAAATCAATAAAGTAAAAGCTATTCTAGCTATTATTGAAGAATCAAATCAAAGCAAAGAAATTAAAAATGAATCTAATAAGAAAAATTAGTATTGGTCGTGATTATAAAAACGATGCCATGCATTACAGTGTTGGGCAAGAAGTTTTCGGGGGTCATACTATATCGGAAATAATAGAAAAAAAAGACTGCTATAAAATATATATTAAAAAAAATGATGAGGTTTTACCTTGGAAAGAGTTTAATAAAAATATGGCGGTATCAATAGAATTTAATTTAGAATATTAATGAAGCATAACCATGCTTATATTGTTGAACCAATTAATGGTAGATACAATAATAAAAAAAATGTTGAAGGTCAAGAATTAATATTAAATACATCAGTAGAAGATCATAAGTTTGTAAATAGATTAGGCATTATAATTGAAACACCAATCATTAAAGACGAATATGATTTACAAATAGGTGATGAAGTAATTATTCATCATAATGTATTTAGAAGATATTATGACGTGCGGGGTGATGAAAAAAATAGTCGTAACTATTTTGAAGAAGATAAATACTTTTGCTTTAGCGATCAAATATTTTTATACAAAAGAAGTGGTAAATGGTACACACCACCTGGATTTTGCTTTGTAAAACCAATTAAAAGCACAAATAATCTTACTGAAGATAAAGAAGAGCCACTCATGGGTGTTTTAAAGCACTTAGGAAGCTATTTAAAGAGCTTTGGATTACAAAATAATGATTTAATAGGTTTTACACCAAACAGTGAATATGAGTTCGTTATAGACAACGAAAAATTATATAGAGTACCGCTTAATTCAATTTCAATTAAATATGAACGCAAAGGAACTGAAGTCGAGTATAATACAAGCTGGGTATAAGGCAGTACACGAACTTATAAGGGTAGCAGAAGAAGAAATAATTGTTGAGGGCGGTGATGATGAGCTCGCCGCTGATAGATTAAAAAATGCTGCTGCAACTAAAAAGCTTGCAATATTCGATGCTTTTGAAATTCTTACACGCATAGAAGCTGAAAAGAATTTAATGGAAGATAAGCCCATTGAAAATAAAGGAGCATTTGGTGGATTTGCTGAAAGAAGATCTAAATAATGTACAAACAAACATTAGTTAAAACCGTAACCCCAGTTAAGCCTAACGTAATCAAAAGATTAAATAGGTATAATAAATGGCTATATGGTTATAATAAAGAGCACGATATTGTTGTTATAAGCAAAAATGGTAAGATAGGTGATATTATTGAGCTGCAAGGATTGTATATAGCATTGCCACCTGTTCCAAAACAAGTAGATAACAATAATAATAAATGGGTTGCGCAAGAATATCCTAAAGATTTAAAAAATATCAAAAGTATATTTGATTGGGAAAGCTATCCTGAAACATTTAAATCAAAGTGGTATGATTATATTGATAAAGAATTTACAAAGCGTGATGAGGGGCATTGGTTCAATAATAAAAATGTGCCTACTTATGTTACTGGTACTCACTACATGTACTTGCAGTGGACTAAAATTGACGTTGGGCAACCAGACTTTAGGGAAGCAAACAGATTATTCTTCATATTCTGGGAAGCTTGCAAAGCAGATAAAAGATGCTACGGAATGTGCTATCTTAAAAATAGACGGTCAGGTTTTAGTTTTATGTCCTCCTCTGAAACGGTCAACATGGCAACCATATCTTCAGATTCAAGGTTTGGAATATTATCAAAGACGGGTTCAGATGCAAAGAAGATGTTTACAGACAAGGTTGTACCAATATCAGTCAACTACCCATTTTTTTTCAAACCCATCCAGGATGGAATGGACAGGCCAAAATCAGAAGTCGCATACAGGGTACCTGCCTCAAAACTTACCAAAAAGAGTATTACCCAAACCAGTGAAAAACAAATACTAGAAGGTTTAGATACTACAATTGACTGGAAAAATACTGGAGATAACAGTTATGATGGTGAGAAGCTTAAGTTATTAGTACATGACGAATCAGGTAAATGGGAAAGGCCTGACAATATATTAAACAACTGGAGGGTAACAAAAACAACGTTACGATTAGGTAGTAAGATTATTGGAAAATGCATGATGGGATCAACATCCAACGCATTAGAGAAAGGAGGGGGTAATTTTAAAAAGCTTTATAATGATTCAGATGTTACAAGAAGAAATAGAAATGGACAGACTAGCTCGGGATTATATAGTTTGTTCATACCTATGGAATGGAACTACGAAGGATACATTGATTCTTTTGGATACCCTGTCTTTGATACTCCAGAAAAACCCGTCATTGGAAATGATGAGGAGTACATCGATACTGGGGTCATAGAGTTTTGGGAAAACGAAGTCGAGGGCTTAAAGCATGATAGTGATGGATTAAATGAATACTACCGCCAGTTCCCCCGGACGGAGGAGCATGCTTTTAGGGATGAAGCTAAAAACAGTATATTTAATTTAAGTAAAATATACGAGCAAATTGATTTTAATGAAAGTGCCACTCGTGACGGTCTTGTTACTAAAGGATCGTTTTCTTGGGAAAATGGAATAAAAGATAGTAGAGTTATATTTTCACCCAACCCAAGTGGTAGATTTTTAGTTAGCTGGGTACCATCTAAGAATATGCAAAACAACGTAATAGTAAAGAATGGTACAAAACATCCGGGAAATGAACACGTTGGTGCATTTGGTTGCGACTCATATGATATATCGGGTACAACAGATGGAATAGGCTCAAAAGGTTCGTTGCATGGGCTTACTAAGTTTAGTATGGAAGATGCACCACCCAATACATTTTTTTTAGAATATGTTGCAAGACCCCAAACTGCAGAAATATTTTTTGAAGATATGCTTATGGCTTTAGTTTTTTATGGTATGCCAATATTAGCGGAAAATAATAAGCCAAGATTATTATACTATTTAAAACGAAGGGGTTATAGAGGATTTTCAATGAACCGTCCTGATAAAATTTGGAATAAATTATCTGTAACAGAAAAAGAAATAGGTGGTATACCTAATACGTCAGAAGATATAAAACAAGCTCATGCTGCTGCTATAGAAACTTATATAGATAAATATGTTGGTTATAATGAAGAAGGTTGCGGTAATATATATTTTAATAGAACACTAAATGACTGGGCTAAATTTGATATAAATAAAAGAACAAAATATGATGCAACTATTAGTTCTGGGCTCGCTATTATGGCTTGCAATAGGCATTTATATCATCCAAAACCAAAATACGAAAAACAATCGTTAGGAATAAAAATAAAAAGATTTAATAATAAAGGAATGCATTCGCAAATAATTAAGTAGCATGGCTGAAACAATATTAAAAAGTTCATTTCCAAGTCAAATAGCAAGCGACGAGGAAAAGGCTAGTGAAGAATACGGATTAAAAGTTGCCCGTGCTATTGAACATGAATGGTTTAAAAGAGATAGTGGAGCAACACGCTTTTATTCTAATAGAGACGAGTTTCACAAACTACGCTTATATGCTAGAGGTGAACAATCAACAAAAAAATATAAAGATGAATTATCTATCAATGGTGATTTATCTTATTTAAACTTAGATTGGAAGCCTGTCCCAATTATACCTAAATTTGTAGATATTGTTGTTAATGGAATGTCTGATAGGATGTACGATATTAAAGCATTCTCACAAGACCCATCTTCTATAAAAGAAAGAACCGACTATGTGGAGTCTATTTTAGAAGATATGCAAACGCGTGAAATTTCTGATCAAATAATGGAAAAACTTGGGATCAATGTATACAATACGGATCCAACAAAACTCCCTGAATCAGAAGAAGAGCTTTCTTTACATATGCAGCTTGAATATAAGCAAGCAATTGAAATTGCAGAGGAGCAAGCTATAAATTCGGTATTTAATAATAATAATATTGATCTTATAAGAAAAAGAGTAAATTACGATTTAACTGTTATTGGCATTGGAGTTACAAAAAATGATTTTAATAAATCTGAAGGCATAAATATAAAATATGTTGACCCAGCTGATTTAGTGTATTCTTATACAGACTCGCCTTACTTTGATGATATATATTATGTTGGCGAAGTTAAGTCTGTAACTATCAACGAGTTAAAACTGCAGTTTCCAAATTTAACAGACGAAGATCTTAAAGAATTATCAAAACAAGGCGTTCAGACTGCTTCTTCTCATAATAGACATATTAATGAAGATAGCGTTTTAGACGCAAATACTATTCAAGTTTTATATTTTAATTATAAAACATATAATAACGAGGTATTTAAAATAAAGAAAACAGCATCTGGTGCTGATAAAGCAATTCCTAAAAACGATCAATTTAATCCCCCTAAAGATGATAGATCAAGATTTACAAAAGAATCAAGATCTATAGATGTAGTTTATGATGGGGCTTTTATATTAGGAACAAAACATTTGCTTAAGTGGGAAATTGCTAAAAATATGGTAAGACCTAAAAGCGATACAACAAAAGCAATGCTAAATTACAATATTGTAGCGCCTAGAATATATAAAGGAAAAATTGAGTCGCTTGTAAGTCGTATTACAAGCTTTGCTGATATGATTCAATTAACTCATTTAAAATTACAGCAAGTAATGTCAAGAATGATTCCAGATGGGGTTTATTTAGATGCAGATGGTCTTGCTGAAATTGATTTAGGTAATGGAACAAATTATAATCCGCAAGAGGCGTTAAACATGTTTTTCCAAACAGGCTCCGTAATCGGTAGATCAATGACTACTGACGGTGACATGAATCCAGGAAGAGTGCCTATTCAAGAATTAACATCTAATGGTGGTAATAATAAAATAAGTTCATTAATAAGTACTTATAATTATTATTTACAAATGATTCGCGATGTAACCGGACTAAATGAAGCACGAGATGGTTCTATGCCTGATAAAAATGCTTTAGTTGGGCTACAAAAATTAGCCGCTGCAAATTCAAATACAGCCACAAGACATATATTACAATCAAGTTTATATCTTATTACTAAAACAGCGGAAGCAATAAGTTTAAGAATATCTGATGTATTAGAATATTCCCCAACAAGAGATTCATTCATTTCAAGTATTGGTAGATTCAATGTTGGTACCCTTGAAAATATTAAAAATATGCATTTGCATGATTTTGGTATTTTTATTGAGCTATCTCCAGATGAAGAGGAAAAACAAAGGCTTGAAAATAATATTCAGCAATCATTGGCTAAAGACCAAATATATTTAGAAGATGCAATTGATATTAGAGAAGTTAAAAACCTTAAGCTAGCTAATCAATTATTGAAAGTACGTAGACGAAAAAAATTAGAATTAGATCAACAAAGACAACAAGCTAATATTAAGGCACAAGCAGATGCTAATTCACAAAATACACAAGTAGCTGCTCAAATGGAAATTCAAAAGAATGAAGCAATCACAGGGCAAAAAGTTCAGCTTATTCAAATTGAAAATGATCTTGAAATGCAAAAAATGATGCAAGAAAAAGAACTTAAGAAAGAGCTTATGAAATATGAGTTTGATCTTAATATGGCTCTTAAAAACAAAGAAACTGATTTGTTTACTGATAAAGAAAAGTATAAAGAAGATCGCAAAGACGAAAGAACTAGAATACAAGCATCTCAACAATCTAAACTTATTGAACAACGTAAGGATAGAAAAGGCGAACAAGAATTTGAATCCGCAGGTAATGATACTATGGGTAGCGGATTTAATTTAGAAATGTTTGAACCAAGATAATACCCAATTTTTTTTTAATTTTATAATATTTTATTATGGTAGAAGAAGCAGCAAATGTTGAAGAAACTGTTCAAGGAGAAGCACAACAAAATGTGCAAGAAACAATTGAACAACAAGCAAAAGAAAACCAGGCAGAAGAGCCTGCGGTTATTGAAACAAAAGATGATGATACCAATATTACTACAGATGAAGATGGTACAATCAAAATTGATTTAAGAAA